TTTATAACAGCGCCAACAGCATAAACTTTACCACCTTGCCATTCTCCATAACTAGATTCTGATCTATTGCCGAAATCGGCTTGAACAAAAGTGTAGTAAGGTTGTAATTTGCTAAAAGCCAAAAGATCTCGATACGTACAGCTTAAATTTGGAAAATCATTATTACTTTTCCCAGCAGCTTCCAGTATTCTAGATCCACCTTTTATAAAAATAGCCATGTATATGCAATCGTATTGAGCAGCTCCAGAATCTTTGCCTATTTTAAATACTTCCGTTGCCCCGTAAGAAGACCAAGTAGAATTTGGAGCTGTAGCGTCCATTGTATTCGTAGACCACATTGCAATAATAAAATCTCCAACACTCGCATCAGTATAAACAGAACTAGACCAAAGACTATTTATATTGGTGTCAAAGGTACTACCTCCCGTATTTACGCCAGCAGAATTATAACTAAACGCCAGTCTTTTTTGGGTGAATGAATAGTTTGTAGAGCCTATACCGTGTGATATGTATCCGTCTGATGATCGGCTAGATACCCGTATAGATAACGAAGGTACACTTGAAGAAATTAATTGTCCTGTTCCAGCTGTTCCAGAAAAATCAATATCTATACCCAAATCATTTAAAACTCCAGAAACTCCAGAGAATGTTATCGAGTCCCATTTCGGATTTCCTGCTAATACGGTTTCTGGAGGAAATTTATATACAATTCCGGTAAGAGTGGTCATTCCCGTAAATTTTGTCCCATCCCATTGCCTGTCTTGATTAACGTATGTATCGCAAATGCCAGATTTAAGTAAGAAATCTCCAGTTAAAGTTAAGGTCGCGCCATATGAACCTTCGGGGTCATCTACTGTATGAATATTAAATTTTCTAGTTTGCTTTTGTCTTTTTGCTCTAATTTGTTCAAGAGTTCCCGTGAAATCTCCATCAATTCCAGTTAAAGAGTTTAAATCTGAAAGAGAAAAATTACCAGATGGAACATGAATATAAACTCCCGAAGCAAGGCCGCTAACAAATTCTCCATCAATTTTTATTGTATTGGAGGCTTCGTTCACATCTAATATTCTACCAAATGAACGCCCAGCGTTTCTTATTTCGTCGCTAACGCCAAACACATCGCCAGGTTGTAAATACACACCTTCTAACCCAGCAATGAATGTAACTGTATCTGTTTCGTTTACAGAGCTTGTTAATGCGTACTTTCCTATTCTTCTCGCTTCTGATCTTGAAGTGCAACCAGCAGCATTTATCTTGTAAGGGTTGAGTCCATAATTTAAAATTCCATCAACATCTTCGACAAATTCAACTTTCGTTTTATAGTTGTCGAACTTGTCATTGTAAGTTACTTCTACGGTAGTGTATCTTTTATTCTTTGCAGTTTCTGAATAGTTAAATAAACCATCTTTAACATTAGTATTACCAAAGTAAACTAACGGATCTTTCTTCTTGTCCGCAAAGAAGGAAAAGCCTTCTGTGTTCCAATACATAATTCCTTTAAATATAGCTGCAATATCTTTTAATACATTATACGCTTCGTCCTTATTGAAGAAAATGATATTGCATGTGTATCTTGGCTCAAGGCCACCTTTACCGTCAGGCACGCCTCTAAATCTGCCGTCATCATCTACCGCGTCGCAATGCCTGCCGATATCGTACAGTGTCCACTTGTCAACTGAGCTTGAATCAATGTGATTTCCCAATCCGTAATTAAAATCAGTTATAATATCGTACAAAATCCAAGCTGGATTATCTGTCCACGCAATTTTGAAATTGCCATCCCAATCTCCGTAATAAATTTTGTTGCTATCGTAAAAGTTTGCATTGCAGAATTGTTGCAGTTTCGAATCAGAGTCGTGAAGCAAATTAAACTTTGCGCCGCCAGTATCTTCTGCAAGTTCTCTTAGGGTTCTAGTTCCAGAACGGTTTGTGTTCGTATTTAAATAATATAATTGAATTCCAGCTTCTCTCGCTCGGTTCAAAAGTGCCTGATAAGTTTCGGGAGCCATCACTTCTGGAGTTGATCCAGAAAAATAAATAACTTTTCTTACTGTATTTTTCCAAAGATTTTGCAAAACCGTTTGTTCTGAAAGCTTACCAACTTCATCAGTTGCGCTGAACTGACTTTTCCTAAAAAAGAAATTGGCAATGTTAGTTTCCCGTGGATTTGTTGCTGGGCTTAACGCAGAGGCGTTTAAAGCAAGATCTAATTGTTTAAATAAATTTGTTTGATTTGTTCCAGCAGAGTCTGGAGTTCCCATTTCTGCAAACGAAGCTGTATCGTAATACGTAAATCCAACTATAGTTTCTCCTGTGGCTCCTATAACTGTATTAGTTCCAGTTGCAGCAGTTTGCCATATAGAAAATCTTACATTAGTGTACCCAGCAACTAATTTAGAAATCATTTCTCGCAAATTTCTTCTTATCAACGCTCTAGTTTGCGCGTTCATATTTTGATCAACCATAAACACAACGTCAAGACTATTTGGATTTGCTGGATAATCAGGATTAGCGAAAACATATCTTCTGTCCAAACCATCTCCACCTGTTGGGAAATAATTAGAAGGCACTTTGACTCTCTTCATTTTAACGTCGAATTCTCTATTCGGTACGTTGCCGAACGTTCTTGAATCGAACTTCATGCCAACGTGAGCTACGTGTGGATATGAAAAATTTCTATCTATTACTTCGTAAATGCCATCTAAGCTAACTTCTTTTTTTACAAGCGGAGAAATCGTTTCTGCGGTTACTTTCTCCACAATAACGTACCTATCTTGTCCATTTTCAGACGGTAACAATTCAATCTCATCTGAATTGAGTAAAGTTGCTTGTGAAACTACATTAGTGTTGACGCTCATTTATTTATGATAAAATTTATGCTGTAATTGTAAAGGCTCTTGCGTAATAACGTTCATCTTTTGGATCGTCGGACAATCCGTCACTAGCTACGGTCGCGAAAAGTCTAAATGGCTGATTATCTGGAGAAGATGCGTCTATGTAAACATAATGAGCGCCAATACTTAATTCTTGCGTAATTTCGCTTGGTATTGTAAAAGAAAATGTTCCGTCGTCTCCTATTTGAGTAGCTAAAGCCCTTACTTGTTTAGCTCCCTTATCTATTTGAGCAATTATATTTATAGCTGCGCGCGTTTCAGTAAATGTGCCAGACGGGACGCTTACTAATTTGTATGTTGCGGTTCCAGATAAACCGATTGTGCCGCCCTTTACGCAAGCTGCTCCAGTTGTTATAGAGGAAGAATTTACTGTTTGACTTGTGCTAACTGTATAAACTCCAACCCCCCCATTTGTGCCGCTTACAAATGCAGTAATTTTTGTTCCAGTTACGACAGTAGATCCACTTAAAACCGCTCCTATATATATTGAAAATCCACTTGGCACCGCTGTTACCGTTAAAGTTGTACCGCTTATAGCGCCCGTAAATACAAAATTTATAGCATTAAATAGCGCAGTGCTTCCATTGTCGCCCACAATGCTATTAGAAAATAAAATTCTTTTCACTGCTGGCGCGACATACTTTTCAAAAGATTTTTTTCTTAAATTATAAATTACTGGCAAAACCGCAGAAGGATTTCTTGGGTTTATTTTTAAAGCTAAAAGTTCTTCGTATGTTTTTTCTAATGGCATATTATTTCTGATTATAATTCAGATTACGATCCGCTGAATCTGGGTCTGAGCTTGTAGTATCGGTCACGCTTGATTGCGGAACAGGGTCGCCTAGCATATAAGCGTAAGGAGAAGTTACTGTTCCAGTAATAGGATATTCTTTTCTTGTCATTTTTCTTGTTCCTTCTATGCCGTGAGTAACTGCTATAGTTACGCTTGTTGGTTTACTCATGCCCATTTGGCCGCTTTCACCAGCAGCGGAACCTTTATCAACTGTATCGGAAAGAGCCTCAACAACTAAACTAACTCTGATCTTTCTCACGTCTTTATTTTTTATATGATGAATGAACACAAACGGATCTCTCACGTCTGTTGGATATCCAAGCGCCCAATTTGTAAAGCTTTTACCGTCTCTCGTGTCGCTGGAACCTCCAACGCTTTGATCGCCCGGTGCATTCACTGGCCCTAATAATTTAAAATTAGCTGGTTTGTAAATATAAACATTTTTAAAGTTAGCTAAAGGCTTTTGAGTTTCTGTTCCCAAATTAATCTCCATCGCAACATTACGAAAGTTATATTTGCCGTCATAATTCATGATAGGAACTTTGTTTAAATAAATTCCTTTTAACATGTCCAAACCGTAAATTTTTTTACCAAATTGATCAACAAGACCATAAATTGGTCCTTCGCAAAGCAAATCAATAAATTCCATTGTTGATATGGATTTTTTTACGTCTTGGGCTGTTGGCGGAGTAAGAGAGGGAACCTTATCATTTTTTGGCCCGCTGCTGCTCCCCCTATAAAATCTATATGGATTTAAAATTTTCATTATGCTGTTTGAACTGCTTTACTGAAGTTTGGAGGCGAAACCCCTCCAAATGTCGTGGGCGTTGACAAGAAATTAATATTTACTTTCACTGGCGCAGAATAATAAATACTACCATTTACAGTAACCTTGCATCTATATTTGGCTTTGTAAAAAGAATATCCATTCGATCCGGGTCTGTCAGCTATGAATCTAGCAACTCTATTAGATTGTGCTGACGTTTGCTCGGAATAAGTTATAAAATCTTCAACAACTGAACCGTTGCCATTTGCAGGTGTAGAGGTTTTAACAAAAAGAGTTTTGCCCGCTGCGACGGTTCCGTTAATTTCGGATGGGGCTGCGCCAATTGATGTCCAATTTGTGCCGCCATCAGCAAATATTTTATACTCTTCATTAAGAACCATGTTAGCTCGGGGAATTATTCTCTTGCCAACGTCCGCAAATTTTTGATTTTTAGGAACTAACATATCAGAAGCAGCGTAAAAAAATCTTCCTTTTGGAACTGTTGCCCACTCAGAAAACACATCGTCTCTATTTGTATCGTACCTGTAATAAATAGTTATACCATCCCCACCTCTTAAATCTTGATACCTAGCATACAATCTGTGATAACCAGCTGTTAGATAAAGAGTCGTAGTGGAAGAGTTGAGATTTTGTATTTGCTGTTGGGTGGGATTGAATGGATCTGCAAACCCAGAGAACATTCCATGTCCGCTGTAGTAACTACTAGCTAAAGTAGAATCTATATACAAATCAGAAGCATCGTCAGAATCAAGTTTAAATTGATAGGCTTGAACTTGCATAACTTTACCGTCCTCCGACGCTTGAGTGGCGTTTTTATAAAATGTTGACCCAATTCTAGGCGTTAAAGCCACTCCGCTAAGACCAGTAAAACCAACACCGCTCCATTGACCTGTATTTCCAATTTTTATAATTTCGTACAAACCTGTTGCTGTGCCGATTTCATACAAATTTTTCGTTAAGGTGGGTACGTAAAAGTATCCTACAAATTCCATTCCGTAGTTGTCTACATTCGCACTAACGCCATTTAAAGTTTGCTCGTTGAGGCGAACAACATCTAACACGCCTGAGTATTGATTTTCATCTTGATATGCAGGGAACCCTCCAGTAAATAACAATTCCATTTCCCCAGAAGTGGTGGGGCTCTCTATTCTGGCCCAAATATTTGACTCCGCAAGCGGTCCTCCGTTCGCGTCCTTTGCTCCCGTTGTTGGCAAATGTCCAGAAATGCCACCCGCAAGCAAGCATTTGTATAAATATTCAAAATTTGGAGGTAATATTTTTCTCCAATAATCGCTTCTTATCGAGTCTCCAACGCCTGTTGGAGTTAAGCCGGAAAATCCTGTATTTGTTGCTCCGGGAAATACTTTAGCTTGGAAATATGTTTTAGTTTCATTGCCCGTTGGATAATCTACCAGTTCCCCACTAAAATAATTATAACCACTATCCCAAGTTGCGAAATTTAATTTCTCAAATTGAGATGGGCCAAATTTTACCAAATCATTTTGTGAATATTTTTGAAAATACGCTGGATTGTTGCTTTTTAAATTTCCCAATTCAGATTGAGATCTCCAATCTGGAGCGTGATAAGAGCGAGCAAGTAATCCAGACTTTAGCGCGTATGGATTTTCAATATAAACTTGTCCTTTTGAACTGTCATTAGTTAACTCTTCCCACTCATAAGTTATGTTTTCGTCATAAGTTGTTAAGTCTGGATTAGAAACTATGTCGCGATTTTTAGTAACAACAACTTCAACGGGATTTGAAAAAACTTTATTTGCGCTGTTCGTAACGATATCAATGTAAGAGTTGAGTACATTAACAGTGTAAAATGTAGTAGTGTCGTCCATGTCAACAGCTTGATTGCTGCTGAACATGTCTTCTACTGATCCGGCTGGCGAAGCTTCATCTTCAGAAACCAATTCAATGTATTCGTTGATCGGTTTGTCCACAGGAGTCATTAACTGTTTAATATCAGTTGCTAAAGCGTGGTGATTTGTGCTGGCGCTTATTTGCGAGCTTCCAATCTTTAGTCTGCCGTACCCAACTGGAACTGCTTGGCCTTGAGAAGCGTTCGCTGGCTTGTTTCCGAATAGATAAGATTTGCCGCCAGCTTGCACTTCTTGATTAAAGTCTGCTTTTGGTTTAGGCGTTAATAAAGACATTACTCCTTGAACAGCTATAGATGCGCCAATCATTCCTAATGTTGTTCCTAACGCAGCCGCAGTGCTGCCAGCAGCAGCGGTGGAAAAATACCCAAGCGCTAATCCGCTTCCTAACCCTCCTGTCATAGCCACTAACGCCAATCCCACTACAATCATTCCTATCGCCATACCATTTTTACCCGCTCCCCAAACGATAGGAACTATATGAATTTCATTTGGAGTTTTTTGAACTTCCGCCTCTTTGGGGTGTTGAACAACACAGTCATCAATTACCATTCGGTAATGAATGCCTTTCATTTCTAATTTTTTTATTTCGTCTAAAAAGCCCCTTTTGTTAGCATTGATTGCGAGCAAAGCTTCCTTTGCAGAATTTATATTAAATTTAAACTCTTCGCCAAATTTGTTTCTCAACTCTCCGTATAAATATACATTAGTCATATTTTTTCTTTAATATATCAATGTAATCTTGTTTTACATGCGGCTTCTTAGGGATCAACAAATTAAAATTTTTAGTTTCTTTGCTGTAAATAACGTAAGGAATGCAAGAATTCTCACAGTTAAATCGATCAAAAGTGGATTCTTGTTCTGTTGAAGTTGGGTGAGTATGATAAATTGCAGCAAGTTTGCCGCTTCTAATCTGACGTAAAATTTCTAAGGGATGAATTTCGAATATATCATTCGCGTAAACTGCTATGTTTTTCGCAGCTTCTGTTTTCAAATCTCCGTTTTCTACGAAAACAAACCCACAAACTTCTAATTCGGAACCGTTAGCGTGTTCAATTATTGATTGCATTATTGTGAAGAAACTGAGTACTCCTCTACACCAGGGAATCCGCCAAAAGGC